TGTTCCCGGTGCGTAGAGAGCCTCTGGGGGCCTTCTCACCGCGTGCTGATGTTGCCAAGCGTGTGCGTGTGGAGGAAACCCTCCGGCAAGTGGAGGAGGTGCAGGGGCTGCCGTTATGGCTTGAGCATGATTTCGATCTGCGTGGGCGGATCTATGCGGGCGCACGCTTTAGCGGCCACCAGGGCCCCGACCATCAGAAGGCGTTGCTGGAGTTCAAGCAGCGGAAGCCGGTAGATGAAGCGGCGCGTCGATGGATGTTGATCGCCGCGGCCACGCACTACGGAATCAACAGCAGCTGGCGGATGCGCGAGCGGTGGGGGCAGGAACACCTGTTGATGATGCAGGCCATTGCGAAGGACCCGCTCGATCGATTGGACGAGTGGAAGAGCGCCAAGGAGCCATGGCAGTTCCTGCAGCTGGCGAATGCCATCGCAGCGCACTGTGCGGACCCCCGTGGGCTGAGCGGGGTGCCGATACGGATGGACCAGACCTGTTCAGGGCTTGGGCACATCGCAGGGCTTCTGCGTGACTTTGAGTTGTGCCACGCCACGAACATGGCGGGCGTTGACCGGTCGGATATTTATTCGATCGTGGCGGAGGACATCTCTTCGTTGCTTCATCGTGACCTGCACTCGATGGATTATCGAGCGAGTTGCAACGCTGAGTTTTGGCTGAAGCGTGACGTGGGGCGTTCGCTGGCTAAGGGGCCGGTGATGACGAGTGTGTACGGCAGTCGAGAGTTTGGGTTGGTTGATCAGTTGATCGCATGGCTGCAAGAGCGTGAGCCCGACCTGCCGATCTCCAGATGGGATGACGAATACGTGCGTCCTGCGCGGTACATGGCGAAGAAGTTCGTGGGTGTGATTCGCGATCGACTGGACAGCACGATGCAGCTTGAGCGATGGCTAAAGGAGGTGAGCAGGACGTGCATGAGAGCGAACCAGTACATCGAGTTTGAAAGCCCCAGTGGATTCCCTTTGAGGCTTGGGTTTGAGCTGGAGAAGAAGCAGCGGGTCCACACCGACCTGCATGGCTCAAGGAGCTGGACGTTTGCAGAGCGACCACAAGAGAAGGGCCAATTGTCAGCGCGTGCAACGAGCCGAGGCATCACGGCGAACGTGGTCCACAGCATCGACGCAGCCCTATGCCATGCAGTAGTGCAACGGTGCTCGTTTGTCGCGGTGCCGCTGCTCACGAACCACGATTGTTTCGCAACTGTGCCTGGAGATGCGATTTTTCTCCATGACGGGCTGCTGCATGAGCTGCGGGAGCTGCACAAGCCAGACTGGCTGGAGGAGATCCGCCAACAAGTCAGTCGTAATGCGGGTGTTGAGCTGCCGAAGCCCCCGGTGAGAGGCAACATTTCGCCCGGCGTGATCGGCGAAAATAGCTATGTATTCTCGTAAGACTCAGGCAACTTCGGCGTAGGGCTGGCCATGTCGAGGAAAGGAGGTTACTTTCGCATTGCACCCCACATGTGCAGACATGCCAACCAACCAAATCCTCTTCACGCCAAAGGGCGAACTCCAATGGGCCAAGGTCCTGGGCGAGCCCCGCGGATTCGACGGTGACACCGAAAAGCGCGAGTGGTCGGTGACTCTTCTGCTGGAAGACACCGACCCTGCTTGCGAAGAGCTGATGAAGACCATCCGCGAGAAATACGTTGAGGAGCACGGCAAGAAGAAGCCCCACCAACACGGCGTGCCGTTTAAGCCCCATGTGGACAAGGACGGCAATGCCACCGGCAAGATGCAGTTCACCTTTAAACGCCGTGAGTTCACAACTCGTGGTGACGCGAAGGGCCCGCCGATTGTTGTTGACAGCACCGGCGTCAATCAGTGGCCGTCAGACAAGTTGATCGGCAACGGTTCCATTGGCCGCATCAAGTTCCACATTTATCCATGGGGCCTGGGCAAGCCCAACCCTGGTGTGGGCATGGAGCTACGTGGCCTGCAAGTGCTCGACCTTGTTGAGTACGAAACACAGGAGGACATGGCATTCAAGGCTGAGGAGTCCGGCTATGTGCTGGACCAGGGCGAGAGTTTTGGCACCCCGTGTTCCATCGAGCCACCGGCCGGCAGCTTCCAGTCAAAGGTCTCGGCCGCAGTGGCGGAGCTGGCGACGGATGAAGAGATGCCGTTCTGATGCCTCTCACCAGCCGTGAGTTTGTTTTCAACGTTCCGCTCAAGACCAAGCAGCGCCCGCGGTTCTACGCAAACAACGCCTACATGGACAAGCCATACAAGACGTGGATTGCGGAGATGCGGGCCTTGATGGCCGAGCACTGGGCGGAAGCACCGTTGGAAACAGTGAACGTCCTATGGGTCCGGTTCCACGGGCCCGCCAGGGGCGACCTGGACAATCTGCTTGGCGCGGTGATGGATGCCGGCAATGGCCTGATTTGGCGCGACGACCGGGTGTCAATCATTGCTCGCGTTGAGGCGGAGTGGGTCCAGGCAAAGCAACAACAACAGCAAATTCAAATGAAGGTGTTCTATGAACTGCCCTGAATGTGGCCATCCAAAACAAACCGTCATCGAAACTCGCGCTAGTGGCGCTGTTACTCGTCGCACTCGCGTTTGCCGTGCTTGCGGAAAGTCGTTCGCCACGCTTGAGCGGCTGTGTGTCTACGCAGGCAGAGAGCGAGGTTGGCTTGAGGATCCTGTGTCTGATCAAGACGCTGATGACTCCGTACGCCACGCTGAGCCAAATGGTGACCCCGAAGAAGAAGACGAGCCAAAGCCAAAGCCGTCCAAGCGTCCGCCTCAGTTCATCGCAGACGTGGATCTTCCCGAACTTGGGCAAATCATCGAGGACGCAAGGTACGCATTGGTGGAATGGTGGAATGAGTCGCGCTACAGCAAGCACGGCAAGAAAGCCGCTTGGACAGAAAAGGCGTGGCTAAGCAATGTCGAACGTGTGTCCCGCTTGCCTCATTGGAAGCAGATACTGCTTGCGAAGGCTGGAGTCGAAAGCGGGTGGCAGGGGCTGAGGTGGGAGTACCTCGGCGACAAGGTTGAGGCCCCTGCTGAACTTGGTCCACAGCCAATCAACAGCGCTGCGCAGGAGGCCATTAGCCGATGGCATCTCAACAAGGGTTAGCCACGATCGAGACATTCTTGACGGTGGCAGAGATGGTGGCGCAACAGCTGCGCATCAGAGCGGAGGACCGTTGGTCCGCCAACATCTGTCAACTCAAGTACGTCTCGTTCTGTAGCGAGTTTCCTGAAGTCAATGATCAGCAGCTGTTCTGGGCTGCAGAGAAGTGGCTTCAATCCACAGCTGATCGTGATTTCTTGCGATACCCAACCTGGGTAGAGCTGATGTCACCGCTCTATCGCTGTGAGAACGGTCTGGCCAACCGGTGCTGGGGGTTTAAGGAGGAGTTGCCACCACTGGTGCAGCCCACCTACCAGCAGCTTCAGATGTTGCCGCCTCGCCCTGCCCCGCTGAAGGCACTGCCTGCAGCAGAACCAGCGGCGGGGCCTGGCCTGACGAGGCGTGCATGGGCGGAGTACATCAAGACTCTGACTGAGCACGACGATGGGACTTGAACCCATCTTCTCCGAGAAGGAGATTCGCAAGATCCTTGAACGGGGCCTCGTTACAGGCAAGTGGTCGATCGTTGAGTTCAACAAGAGGTCGATCAATCCGGTGTTGCCGAGCCGTGAATTTCTGGAGGCAAACCCACAGTTCCTAGATCCCACATTCCGTGATCTGGAAACCTTCAAATCGATGGGCCACTACGGAATCCAATGACCTTTCACCGATTCATTCATGGACAAGAAGTTCAGTTCTACACAGCCGGAGGATGGAAAAATGGAACCATCCACTCAACCTCCCCAGAGAGTTGTGTTGTCTCCTGGAGTGTTGGTGCAGCGCACAAGCTCACAAGAGTCTACGACGAGCGCAACCTTAGGGATCGCGGGGAGAAAACTAGACGTTGATCGTGATTCCATTGTTCGCTTGATGCACTATTGCCACGATCAAGTATCAGACGCAATACGGTCTGGCAATAACTACTCCCGCAACTTTTGGGATGGGGCCCTTTGGTTTGGCCGTCACTGTTTTGAAATGGAGAGAGAGTGATGGCTTGGCGCGACAAGAGGTACGACCAGCGGGTCGAAGCCTTCCACAATGAGGCCCGCATGACTGAAGGCCCTGGCTTGACCAGGGCAGCTGAACACGAGAAGACGAAAGAGGTCGAGCTGGTGGTGCGGCAGCCCGGCCATCAGCCGATGAAAGTCGTCATGCGTGCGTCGTCAAAGACAAAGGCATGTCAATACCTATTGAACCGTTGGCCATCAGCTGAGGTGCGTGCCCTATGAAGAAGATCATGTTTGACGCTGAGTTCTACGGCTACCGCCATTGCATGGCGGCGGTCGAGGACCAGGACTGGGGGAGTGGTGACTGGGTACAGGTGTTCCGTCATGGAGAGGCGCTGAACAATCTGCGGGCCCAGGTGGTCGAGTTGCAGCAGAAGTACCCCAGACACAAGGTGATCTTCTGTCGTGGCTGGGGGCCCAACTTCAGGAAGAAGGTCTATTCGCTGTACAAGGCGAACAGGCGTGAACGGCGCCCTCCGGGTGGCTACAACGCTTTCCTGGGGAAGATGAACACCATGGCGCTGCACCTTGGCTGTGAGGTGTGGAGGCTCTGGGGCATAGAGGGTGACGACATCATCGGGCTGTTCACGAACCCGGAAGACATCATCGTTTCGGGCGACAAGGACATGCGGACGCTGGCGGGTTTGCACCTGACGCCGGATGGTGAGATTGATGCCGTGAGCCAGTCACAAGCTGATCGTCAGCTGTACGAGCAGATCTTGATCGGCGACCCGGCTGACGGATACAAGGGCTGCCCCAAGGTTGGACAGGTGGCTGCGCGAAAGCTGTTGGCCTCCTGCCACTCCGAAGCGGAGATGTGGCGCCAGGTGTTGGAGGCGTACCTGAAGGCTGGGTTGACGGAGGAGTACGCCCTTCAAATGGCCCGTTGTGCGCGAATACTTCGCACAGGTGAATACGACATCAGTAAACAGTTACCTGTTCTCTGGAGCCCACCGGTAACCTGAGGACATGGATTACATCCCCCCGATCGACGAGCGACTTGTTGCCGCTCTTGCCACCCAATTCCCCGAGCGATCGGCCGATTTGGACTGGAACGATCGGGAGGTTTGGTTCCGTGCTGGCCAGTGCTCAGTGGTGCGTTGGCTGGCCCAGAAGCTAGAAGAGCAGCAGGAGGCACCCATCTGATGTGTTTCGGAGGCGGCGGCGGCACGATCACGATGCCCAACACTGGTGCATACGACCAGCAGTTGAACGCTCAGATCAGCGCGATGAACAGCGCGATGAACATGGGCGCGACCACGATGCAGGCGCAGCTGAATGATGCGTTGCGTGCAGAGCAGTCACAGCTCGCGCAGTTGCGTGACATCGAGATGCAGCGAGCCGAGACAACGGCTGCGCAGGCACAGCGTTTGGCGAATCTGATTGGCCCCCCTCCGCCGGAGGAGAACGCGGAGGCGCCGAAGTTGAACGAGAAGAAGGCGCGAACAAACAAGAAGGCGTTGCGCATTTCACGAGGTGGGTCCAGCGCATCGGCCGCTGGTGCTGGCCTCAACATCACAGGAGTCTGATCATGTGTTTCGGTGCGCCTTCTCCGCAGATGAAGATGGAGAAACCGCAGGGCGGCTCTGACATGTCTGCTTATACACAGCAGATGCAGGCACAGCAGCAGGCCTTCACTCAACAGCTGCAGCAGCAGATCGCAGCAGCGAACCAGCGTGCATCAGACCTGCGGATTCAGTTCCAGCAAGAGCAGGAGGCGTTGGCTGCAGACATGGCTGCGCAGTTCGCTGGTGCGTACAACACCACTGCTCAGCAGACAGAAGCGGAAGGGGCTCAGGTGACTGAAGCGATCAAGCCGAAAAAGGACACGAGCCGCAATACGTTGAAGATCAACACCGGTGGTGCCCCAGCGGCAGCCGGTGCTGGCGTCAACCTGGGGGTGTGACATGAGCTGGCTACAGATTGCCCCTGGCATCAGCATTAACAGCAACCTTCCAATCTTCCAGAGCAACCCTGTTGTTCAGCAGGCTGCAGCGACACAACAGCAGCAAACAGTGCTGCAGGAGCAGCAGGCCGCGGCAAACGCGGCGATGCAGCAGCAGCTGGCGTACAACAGCCAGCGACTGATGGAAGGGCGAGCACGCGGCAATGCGGCGCTCACGTCACTGCGAATCCTTGGGGCTGGGCCCAACCGGACGGGTGCGCGAGCGAAGGTCTCTGCCCGTAACAGCAAGAAGAGAAAGAAGCGTGCATCTGCATCGCTTCGCCTCGGCAGTCAAAGCAGCCAAGGCGGTGGCGGTGGCCTCAACATCGCGATGTAGCAAATGTCCTGCGAGAACTTCTGGAATGATCACATCAGCACCAGGAACTATTGGCTGAGTCGCGCACGTCGTTGTGCGTCACTGACTATTCCGTATCTCATCCCCCGGTCCAACGAGCCGGTGGTGGAGAACATGGACAGCTATGTGCTGCCATGGAATGGCATTGGCCAGCGGGGTGTCGCGAACTTGGCCAGCAGGCTGTTGATGGCACTTCTCCCTCCCACGGAGGCCTTCTTCCGTTTCACCGTTGACCCGGTGCAAATGGAGAAAGAGGAGGGCCGACTGCAGGACCAGGGCGTCAGCGATGACGACATCGCTCAGATGAAGTCTGAGATGGAGCTGGCGCTGAACAAGCTTGAGCTGTCAGTGCTGCGCAGTATCGAGACAAGCAACGACCGGGTGGTGCTGCACGAAGCACTGATGCACCTGATCGTGGCTGGCAATTGCCTGCTTTATATCGATGAAGATGGGATGCGGGTGTTCCATCTCAATTACTACACCCTGCTGCGTGACCCCATGGGGGAACCGCTTGAAGCGGTGGTATGCGAGGAGATTGGCGAGGAGCAGCTACCGCCAGAGGTGCGGGAGATCCTGAACGACAATGACCCAGTGATGTCCGGGTCGGTCACGCAAGATCCGTTTGATACCCCAAGCAGAAGGACCTACAAGGTCTTCACCCACGTTGTGTGGTCTCACGATTCGGTGGAGTGGTATCAAGAGGTCAAGCAGAAGGAGATTCCCAATAGCCGCGGCCGAGCGAAGAAGTCTGCATCACCGTGGATTCCGCTGCGGATGGTGTCGATGGACGCCAGCAGCTATGGCCCCAGCTATGTGGAGTCTGCGTGCATCGCTGACCTGCAGACCGCTGAGGCGTTGAGCCAGGCGATCACCGAGGGTGCGCTGGTGTCAGCACAGGTGAAGCATCTGGTGAAACCATCGGGGGTGTGCAACCCGAAGGTATTGAGCGAAGCCCCCAACGGTGCGTACGTGCCTGGCAATCCAGACGATGTGTTCACTGTTCAAACCAACAAGGGCAATGATCTGAACGTGGCCATGGCTGCGTTGGAGAAGATCGAGATGCGGCTGGCCGCTGCGTTCATGCTGGCCGAGTCACGCAATGCTGAGCGTGTGACGGCAGAGGAGGTACGACTGCAGGCGCTGCAATTGGAGAATGCGCTGGGCAGCATCTACGCAATCCTGACGACTGAGTTCCAAGCGCCATATATCCAGCGAAAGCTTGAGCTGTATGCGCGACAGGGTGGGATGAAGCGTTTGCCCGAAGGACTGATCAAGCCAGTAGTGAGTGTTGGCCTACAAGCTGTTGGCCGCGGCAATGATCTGGAGAAGACAGCACGCTTCATGACGCTGCTGCAGCAGACCATTGGGCCAGAGCAGATTGGCCTTTATGTGAAGACGCCAGAGCTAATCCGTCGTCTTAGCAGCAGTATGGGGATTAGTCCTATCGGGCTAGTCAAGACTGAACAGGAGATTGCTGCAGAGATGCAGGCACAGCAACAACAACAGATGCAAGCGGAGGTGTTGGGATCCGCCGTGTCTGATCCCCAGAAGCTTGCGCAAGCAGCGCAGACTGTCCAACAGATGAACACACCGGAGGCAATGAATGGCTAATGCAGTGACTTTGCCCTGGAACCCGGATGAGGTGACGGGGCCTGAACTTTCAAAATCTGAGCTTCATGGCGAAGGATTGGTGGCACCGGGCCAAGAGGATATGGCTCGGGCGTTTCTTGAAGAGCCAGCGCCGAGTGGTGAGGAGGCCGGGGGCGAGGCCGTACAGGAGAAGATCCTGGGGAAGTTTGAGAGCCAGGAAGACCTCGCCCGTGCATACCAGGAGCTAGAGAGAAAACTGGGCCAGCGCCAAGAGGCTGAACCGGCCCAGCCCGATACCACCGCGCAACCGTACACAAGAGACCAGGCGGTCCAGCGTTATGGGGAAGGCGCTGTCGAGGCTTTAGGCGAGAAGGGCGTTGATCTCGCTGCGTTGATGTGGAAGGCAGACAACGGTGGAGACATCAGCGAGCACTACACAGCCTTGGCTGGTGCGTTCAACGTGAGTCCCGAGGTGGTGGCTGACTATGTAGCGCGATCACGTGCGCCACAGGCCGCACCATCTGGGGGGATGTCCGATTCGGATGTTGCCGAGATCAAGGCGATGGTGGGTGGCGATGAGGCATTTGCCGGCTTGAGCAGCTGGGCCGCTCAGAACCTGGATGCACAGGAGTTAGCTGATTACAACGCAGCGGTGGATTCCGAGAACAAGGACGCAATCCGGTGGGCTTTGCGATCAATCCAGCAGCGTGCTGGGGCGAGGGATTCGAGGAGAGTCGAGCCGCGGATGGTGGGCGGCGGCAGCCCTGCAAGTCAGATGACATTCACGTCTGAGCAGCAGGTGCTGAATGCAATGAACAAGCGGGATGACCGTGGCCGCCGGCTGTACGACATCGACCCGGCCTATCGAGAGAAGGTGAAGGAAGTGCTAGCCAATAGCAATGTCTTCTGATTAGGTTGGGGCCAGGTACGTTGCACCCCTGCAACTGATCTGGCCCCTGCGGGGACAACCGGGCAGCTTGAGGCGTAGCAAGGCCACGCAAACTCAACCCCTTTCCTCCGATGGCTGACGCCGCACTACAACGGCTTGGCGCGATTAAGGGCGACGTTGGTACATTCACCAACATTGCCGAGATCAACAAGAACCGTGAGCTGTTCCTCAAGCTTGGTTCGGCTGAGGTGCTCGATGCGTTTGAGCGCTTCTGCGTGTTCAAGGGCAAGACCCGTGAGCGGAACATCCGCGGCGGTAAGTCTGTTGCCTTCCCGATCAGCGGCCGCATGAAGGCTGCGTATCACCAGCCAGGCACCGAGATCACTGGTGGCACCAACGACCCTGGTGATCTGAACGAGCGGGTGATCACCGTTGACTCTCTGATGGTGGCTGATACAGCCGTCGCGGAGGTTGACGAGCTGATGAATTATTGGGACGCTCGCGCTGTGTACACAACTGAGCTGGGCCGCGCCCTGGCTTACGAGTGGGACAAGCGTGTTGCCCGCATGATCTTTGCGGGTTCAAACAGCACCACCTATCCCGAGCCCCTCAACACCGGCACCAACGCTCAGAACGCTGGCCGCATTGGCTTCCAGGACTCCACCCTTGGTGTAGATGCCACTTACCTCGCGAAGACACGTACTGAGCGGGGCAATGCACTCATCGATGCCATCTTCAACTGCAAGGTTGCGATGGAGCAGAAGGACGTGCCGACCGATGATCTGTATGGCGTGTTCACGCCTGAGGATTATTACTGCATCACGATGAGTGATCGCGCCATCAACACGGACTTCAACGGGTACAGCGCACCCAACGGCACCATGGCCGAAGGGCGTACCCTGATGGTGGCCGGGATCCCCCTGTATTCCAGCAACCACATCGACCAAGCCAGCTATGCGTTGACCGCTGGCGACATGAACCCGAACTATGCGGTGGACATGTCCAAGTGCAAAGGTCTGATCTTCCACCGTGATGCGGTGGGTGTGCTGACTCTGCTGAGCCCCTCTCTGCAGATGACCAGCGGTGACTGGAACATCAGCCACCAGTCCACTCTGCTGCTGGCCCGCCAAGCCATCGGCATGGAGGTCTTGCGTGCTGAGTGCTGCAATGCCATTGTGACAACCTGAGCGGGAGCTCGGGCGGATGATTCACCCTGGGGGTCAGCTTCGGCTGGCCCCTTTTTTGTGGTCCTAATACGATGAAGGGGTCACTGGTGCAAAGGTATGCCGCTGAGTAATCAGAGCAAGACGCCAGGGCGCACAACGCTTCTGGAAGCCGTCAACGTTCTTCTGACCAATATCGGAGAGCAACCAGTTGACAGCTTGAACAATCAGCAAGTTCAAGACGCCCGGATGGCTGAGCAGACGATCCTTGAGTTCTTCAAGGACGGCCAAGCGCGGGGCTGGAGTTGGAACCGTGAGCAGGGGTATCCATTTCAGAAGGACCCGAACACCAGCCAGATCACGGTCCCACCGAACTGCTTGAGCTTCACGGTGGACCCGTATCAATACAACGGCCGCTTCATGGTGCGTGGCACCAGGGTGTACGACCGAGTGAACCGCACGTACATCTTGGGCGATGACATCACGGAGGTGCAAGCCGATGTGGTGTGGATGCTGGCGTGGGATGAAGTGCCGGAGGTATTCAACAGATGGACAACAATCCGATCGGCCAGGGTGTTTGCCACCAGGGCGCTGGGCTCTGACTCGGTGACGCAGTTCACGGCTGTTGATGAGCAGGCAGCCATGACTGAGCTGATGCGCGTTGAGATCGAGCAGGCGCTGCCAAATGCTCTCTACGATGGTCCGTGGTCAGGGCCGATCCCCACATACTCCCCGGCATTTGGTCTCCGTCGCGGTACCTACGGGGGGTATGGCCTTGGCTAATCTCGTCAACTACACAATCCCCAATCTCATCCAAGGGATCAGCCAGCAGCCGGACGGGCAGCGCGATCCCAGCCAGGGCGAGATTCAGATCAACGGGATGAGTTCGATTGCTGAGGGCCTGCGGAAGCGGGACTGCAGCTTCACGTTGGCGAAGGTGAGCGACACGCCATTTGGCGATGCGTTCTTCCACAGCATCTTGCGTGATCAGAACGAGGAGTATCTGTCAGTCATCAGCAACTCATTCATCAAGGTGTTCGACCTTGCTGGCAATGAGAAGACAGTGGTCAATGCTGATGGCACTGCTTACAACTATCTATCGACGGTCACGCAAGCGAAGCAGCAGATCCGTGCGGCGACCATCGCGGATTACACCTTTGTGAGCAGCCTGCAGGTGCTGCCGCAGATGGACCCGAAGACAGCGCCGGACCCAGCCAGGCCAACAGCGCACGAGTGTCTGGTGTGGGTGAAGCAGGCGAACTACGGCCAGACCTACACCGTCAATTGCAATGGCACTGAGGTGAAGGTGGAGACGGCGGTGGCGCCGGTGGTGACCAGTGGCAGCACCACGACTGAGAACCGCATCAGCTCAGAGGAGATTGCGCAGGAGCTGATCGACGGACCCAACGGGAACGACGGGCTGGCCAGCATCGCTGGCATTACTGCCACCAGGCAGGGCGCGGTGATCTGGCTGCAGTCTGCTGACCCCATCGCAATCAAGGCGACGGACGCTCGTTCCAACACGGACATCACCGCAATCCTGGACAAGGTGCAGGTGTTCACCGAGCTGCCGACGATTGCCCCGGACGGATACCAAGTGGAGATTGAGGGCGACCCAGGGAACAACTTCGATAACTATTACGTGAAGTTCGAGCCACGTAACGGAACGTTCAACGAGGGCTCATGGCTGGAGTGCGTGCAGCCGGGGCTGGTCTATGAGATCAATGCGAGCACGATGCCGCACATCCTCATCCGTCAGCCGGACGATCAGTTCTGGTTTGGCCCTGCTGATGGCCGCCAGCTGAGTGGCAGCTCCCCCAGTGCATGGACGATCGATGTGCCGAAGTGGGGTGATCGCGTCAGCGGTGACGACACCTCATCGCCACTGCCGACATTCCTGGCAGACGGTGGCCGCGCCATCAACGACATCTTCATCTACAAGAACCGCCTTGGGTTGTTGGCGGATGAGTCCGTCGTCCTCAGCCGTGCGGGTGACTTCTTCGAGTTCTTCCCCACCACGGTCACCACGGTGTTGGATGACGACCCGATTGACATCGTGGCCAGCAATGACCGGGTGTCGATCCTGCGTTATGCGGTGCCGTACCAGGATGAGTTGATCCTGTTCAGTGCGCAGTATCAGTTCCGCTTCAACGCGGCGGACACGGTGCTGACGCCCGCGACAGCGCAGATCACGGTGCTCACGCAGTTTGAGGTGGACACCAATGTGCGTCCGGTGCAGGCGGGTGGCGGCATCATCTTCTGCCAAGCGAACGGGCAGTGGGAACGTTTCCGTGACTTCAGTGTCCGCGGTGCGGGAACTGCGCTGACAGCTGATGCGCAGGATCTAACTGCGTACATCAGCAGCTATGTGCCGCGTGATGTGTTCAAGCTCACGGTGAATGACACGGGCAACGGCATGTTTGCCATCAGTGGATTCAACGACACGACATCATTCCCGCCAACGGATTACCGAAAGCGGGTCTATGTGTATAAGTATTTCTACCGGAACCAGGGCAACGGCACTGAGCGGGTGCAGAGCAGCTGGAGCCATTGGGAGTTCAACGGCGCTGATGAGGTGCTACAAGTCCTGTGCGTCAACGAGGAGTTGTATGCGCTGGTGCGCTACGGCAACGACGTGTTCCTTGAGCGCACAAGCGTGATGGACCGGATGGGCACCGATGACGGCACGCCATATCCATTGCTGCTTGATCGCCGTGTGGACAGCACCACCGCGACGCCAGCTGCGTTGCGACTCGATGCAGGTGTCTACGACGCCGCGTCAGACAAGACCACGTTCACGTTGAAGTACGTGGCCGCTGCGGACACGGAGGTCTGGACTGGCTTCAACATGGACTTTGACAGCAATGTTCCTGCGAAGAACTGGCTTGGCCCATCACTGTTGGGCACGATCACTGCGGGCAATACCCAGCTGGTGGTGCGCGGCAAGTTCGACACGGCCACGATCTATGCGGGTGAGCCGTACGAGTTCAGGTATCGCTTCACGCGGTTCAAGTTGATGAAGGAGATTGGCGGGGGGAAGGCCGCAACGAACAGCAGTAGGACGCAGGTGCGGAACGCAAAGCTTCGGTATCACGAGACGGGTTACTTCAAAGC